AGAGTGGATCCGTTTTCGTGCATCCTGGCAACTGCGTTCACCAGCGCATCCATATGGGAGCCAACCACTTGATCGATCATCGAGTAGAGATGTGCTTCCCCGCTCACCACCTCATTCCCTGCTTCTCCTCCGCCTAGAAGATGTCCGGTCTTTTTATTGAAGCCGAAGATCGCCGCAGAGGATAAGATCATCGCATCGTCCATGGCTTTGCTGTACCAGTCAACCCCGATCGAAGGGACCGAAGGTGGAACAATGGAGAAGCTTCCGGAAATGCTGAAATGAGGCAGGGCGATGTGTGGTAAGCTCCAGGAGAAGTTAAAGAGCCCTTTGATGTGCTCGATCGCACCCGACACGGTCCTCTTTGCCCCCTCCCAGATCGAGGTAAATTTCCTGCCGATGGCATTCAGGACAGCATCCAGGACACTCTTTGCCGCGTTGATACCAGTCGTGATCGTGCTCTTGATGACCTTCCACACCGAGGATACCGTCGATTTGATGCCTTCCCATGCACCCTTCCAGTCGCCAGAGATAGCTGCTGTCACCGTCTGGATCACCCCCTGGATGATACCGAGGAAGGAAGAGATCGTACTGTTGATAAAGCTCCAGGCTGCGCTTGCTGCCGCCATGATCTGAGATCCATGTGCAGACCAGAAAGAGCTGATCGCGCCGAGCACTGTCGTTACGATAGCCTGGATGGCCCCCGCAACGGTCATGATCGTCGTCTTGATGAACTCCCAGGCGGCTCCTGCCGCCGTCATGATCTGCTCGCCATGCTCGGACCAGAAAGCGCTGACCGCGCCAAGAACGGTCGTGACAATGGTCTGAATAATTCCCACAACCGTCGTGACCTTCGTGCGGATGAACTCCCAGGCAGCTCCCGCCACCTGCATGATCTCCTGCCCGTGTTCCGACCAGAAGGCACCGATCAGACCAAGAACCGTGGTCACGATCTTTTTGATCGTACCAACAGCAGATGTGATTGCTCCTGTAATGAACTGCCAGGCAGCACTTGCTGCTGTCATGATCTGCTCGCCGTGCTCGGACCAGAAAGCACTGACCGCACTAAGGACAGTGATCACCACCTTCCGGATCCCGCCAGCAACAGTTCGGATTGTAGAGCTAATAAATCCCCAGGCTTTCGTCGCAGCATTTTTGATTTCCTCTCCGTGTTCGGACCAGAAGTCACTGACCGCGCTAAGGACGGTCGTAACTATCTTCCGGATTCTGCCGGAGATCGTCAGGATAATGGAGCTTATAAATCCCCATGCGTTCGACGCGGTCTCCTTGATTGCATCACCATGCTTGGACCAGAAACTGCTCACGGCAGAGCAAAAAGAAGAGACAATGTTCTCGATGCCTGCGATGGCAGCCATGATCGTGTCGCTGATGAACTGCCAGGCCTTGCCTGCAAAAGCCTTGATCTCCTCCGCATGTGCCGACCAGAAAGAACTGACGGCTGTGACAAGTCCCTGCACCACTCCCTTGATCGCTCCAGCTGCCGCGATGATCTTTTCTTTGATAGCCTCCCAGGCCGCCTGGACCTTTGTTCGAAACTCCTCGTTTGTCTGATACATCCGAGCAAAGATGGCGATCAGGGCTGCAATAACTGCGATCACGGCAAGAACCGGTGCAGAAATACCTCCCAGGGCAGCACCCAGCTTTCCAAGAAGTCCTGTGCCACTGCTGAGTGCCAGTTTCAGATTTCCGATGCCCTTGGAGAGCTTCACGAACATCTGCATGGCGACACCGACCTTGGAGACAACGGTGCCGATGATAACCAGCAGCGGACCGATTGCAGCGACCACAAGAGCAATCTTTGCGATTATCCGCTTGGTCCCTTCATCCATACTATTCAACTTATCGACGAATGCTTGTATCTTGGAGACGATGTTTCGGATCGTAGGCATCAGGATCTCACCAAAGGAGATGGCCAACTCCTCAGCCTGACTCTTCAGGATCGTGATCTGCCCCATGAGGTTGTCCTGCATAATCTCGGCCATCCTGGCTGCCGTCCCATCACAGTTCGCAATCGAAGAGGACACCTTATCAATATCACCAGGCGCCGCATTCATCAGCGCCAGGAATCCAGACATGGCATTTTTGCCAACCAGGGTTTCTGCCGTATTGGCCTGCTCAGACTCCGATAATTGTGAAAACGCACCCCGGCAGTCAGCTAGGATGTCCGACAGGCTTCTCATGGATCCGTCCGCGTTCGTGGTCTGTATCGTGACCTGGCCCAGCTTTTCCCCAGCGATATCAATCGGGCCTGCAAGGTTGTTCATGATCGCGCGAAGGGAGGTACCGGCCTGGGAGCTCTTGATACCGGCATTGGCCATGAGGCCGATTGCCTCTGCGGTTTCTTCTGCGGAAAAGCCCAGCGCACCGGCAACCGGTGCAACGTACTTGAAGGTCTCACCCATCATGGAGACATTGGTATTCGCGTTCGAGCTGGCAGCTGCAAGGACATCAGCAAAGTGCCCAGAGTCGTCCGCCGAAAGGCCAAAGGCCGTCAGGGCATCCGTCACGATATCGGATGTCGTCGCCAGGTCCTCTCCGGATGCTGCGGCGAGGTTCATGATTCCTTCAATGCCGCCCAGCATGTCCCCGGTTTTCCAGCCTGCCATCGCCATATATTCCATGGCGGAGGCCGCCTCGGAAGCAGAGAACTTGGTCTTGGCACCCATCTCACGGGCCTTATCTCGAAGGGACTGAAGATCATCCCCGGTCGCACCGGAGATCGCGGCAACCTTGCTCATGCCAGTGTCAAAGTCCGCAGCTGTCTTTACCGCGGCCGTTCCTGCCGCCACGATAGGCAGCGTGATTTTCGTGGTCAGATCCTCCCCGACATCTTTGATGGAGTTTCCGGCATTCTCTAATGTTTTCCCGACCGCATCCATCTTCTCCAGAGTAGCATTTGTGTTCAGAGATTCCTGCTGCAAGCGCTGGAGCTCCTGCTCCGTTTCGATGATTTCGCGCTGTAGGGCATCGTATTTATCCTGACCGAGCGTCCCGCTCTCAAGCTGTTGTTTTGCCTGCTCCTGGGCTGTCTTTAGGGCATCGAGCTTTTCCTTTGTTGCACCGATGGCATCCTTCAACATCCTGTGCTTTTGAGAGAGGAGTTCCGTATTGGAGGGATCCAGCTTCAGCAGCTTGCTGACATCCTTCAACTGAGACTGGGTAGATCGAATCGTTGAGTTTACGCCTTTCAGTGCTTTCTCCAGTTTCGTCGTATCGCCACCAATCTCAACGGTGATTCCCTGTATTCTTCCTGCCACTTCAAATCCCTCCTTTCTCTAAAATTGGACATAAGAAAACACCAGCCATTTTTGACTGGTGCTTTCCTTTTTCACTTCGTACAAGCTGTTGTATTCTGGCTTTTATTTATTCCGGTTGTATTTATATGGGCTTATTATTACTTCTGTATACGTTTGTATATCCTCTTCTGTTGGTAAGTAACTCTTAACAATTGAAATCTTCAAATAATTCTCCTTATCATAGTATCGGCATCGTTGATCCGATTCAAGCTCTGGTTCTCCATATATTTTATTAAGCTGCTCTTTCATTTCATCCATTGAAGGAAAATCACCCGGATCGCCTATCTTTAAATGAAACGCCATATTAGGTTCTTCATCATCAATGTAGATATATACTCTTCTCTCCTCGTTTAAAAACATCCCGGTCCCGAGGTAATAATAATGTTGATCTACCTTCTGTTCATCTGATAGTCCAATTTCTTCTTTCGTTTTCTGCAATAAAGAAATATAGCCCAAGATGGTACTGTCGAATGCGCTAACAGCTTCCGGAATGTCTTGACTTGAATCACTAACTGTACTCTCAGACTTTGTTTGAGTACTCTTATACTCCACATGTATGTTTAATTGATCTGGATCAGCTGAATCGGCTGTAATTATGATGCTTAAAACTTTATGATTATCCCCATTTACACTTGGTGCGAGGTCTAAAGAATTTATATATGGTGTAAGGTCTAAAGAAATACGTTTATAAGAGCCTTTTGCAAAAATAGGTTCATCACACCAGAAAGATACATAGCCAGCTGAATGACCAACCACTACGCCCGTACCAGTCCCAGCAATTTGCTTATTATCCACCAGAATATTATCAATTTTTGCATTAATATACTTTTCAGTTTTATTATGAAGACTAAATCTTAGGAATTTGTCACCACTACCACCCCACAAAAGTTTGAATTCATCAGTCTCGTATAATTGGTCTGCTTGTATAAGTTTCTTAGGATTCGAATCCCCTCCCAATGGAAAATCACAAACTTGTTGGGTTTCGATAATCTCATTATCAGAAAGCACGTCACATACTAATGATAGCTTTTCATGATCAGTACCTTTTACGTATGTGTGGAATTCTATTCTCTGTTCGGATAGTTTACTGTTCAACAAATAATCAGAAAGTACATTATTTGTCATTACACCGTCTAAACTAACTCCCATTCTTAAATTCAGATCATGTCCCGTCTTATTTTTAGCAACGAAAATAAGCGTACGGTCTTTCATACCCTCTATTGAAAAATCAACATTTTCTGTACTAAACAGTTCCTTGTTTATTGAAACATAATCCTCAGTTGTAACTGACTCTTGAATTGATTCATCAGAAGTAACTGGCTCTTGAATTGATTCATAAGAAGGATTCGATTCAGCTTCACTAATCGTATCTGATGAACCACAACCTACAAAAGTTACACATAATATTACCAGCAATAGAAAAAGCGTTTTCCTCATATTCTTTCCCCCCATTTAATAACTAGTCTTCAAGTTCTCTGGATATCGAGAATTATACCATTTATTTTTATTAATTCCCATAAAAGCATGACGCCCTTTAGCTATTTGAAGGAACATAATATTCGGTAATAAAAGTATGATCCGGCATACGATTTTCAATACATTTAGAACGAATCAAAGTCTTTCTGCGTCGCTTCCCTGACGGTACCGCCCACCGATTGATACTTCACGCTGTCGTTCGCCTTCTCCGTCCAGATGTCAAGGACCATGCCGATGGTGAGCAGATCGAGATCTCGGATGGAGATCCCGACATCCACACACCGAAGCAGGAAGAGGGGCGTCGTCATTTCCCTGCTGGTCTGTTTTTGTTTTTTTTACTCTCTACATCGGTGAGCAGGTTGTCTCCCCAGAGCTCCAGGATTTCCGGGAGCACCTGGTAAATCGAAAACATCTCGAACTGGTCGAGCCATTCATCGATCGTTCCCGGGATCGTCGGATCCGCGTGATACGCCATGATGTAAGCCACGTTCTCGAAGATCTCAAGGTCCTCGATCTCCATGGAAGAACCCTTCTCGCTGCCCTTGTCCTTATAGGATTTCTGCAGCTTATTCAGGTCCCTGAAAATGTCCCTTTTAAATTTTGCCCTGTAGAGCCTCGGCACGGTAGCGGAGGAGCGGAACCGCACCTCCTGCGTACCGATCTGAATCGTCTTTTCAATCATCTATCCGTCCCTCCTCACGGTTCCGTGTTCGTGCTAGTCTGCGGAATGTAGACTTCCTGATACCAGTTCGCATAGGTTGCCGCGGAAGTCGTATCTCCCGTTCTGGCCTTCACCAGACCGTCCTCTCTCGGATCCGCAGCAAGGGAAAGCGTCTCTGTGCCCGGCTCGATCGTATCCTCCTTCGTCTCAGACTCGATAGACGGACGGGCCGTCGTGCAGTCATAAAGGACATGACGGATCGCATTGATATCCCCGTCAAACTCGAAGAGGAGCGCGAAATGCACAGACTCCAGATTGTCTGCACTCTCGATCAGGACGCCATTGGCATCCAGGGTCTCCTGCAGGATCTGCGTACGGAACCACTCAGGAATCAGAGCGATCTCCAGATCACCGGAATACCCATTGTTTGTAGTGCTCCTAAAATATACGATTCCATCTGCGTAGAAAGGTGTATTCTCCCCTTCCGCTTCCAGCGAGATACTGACTGCACCCGGAATCGCCTGCGGAGTACCGTAGCTGTAGGTGCCGCTTTCCCCTTTTGTCAGGATCGCTGCGTGTACATTTTTCAGGTTGTACTTGACCTTGTTCTTTTTATTAGCCATTTGCTACCTCCATTTCGAATGAATACAAAACTTCGTACAGCTTTTCGGAGTCAATCCATACCTCCGTTTTGTTATAAAAAATGCCGTGTGTATCCAACACAGCTTCCAGTTGACTCTCGGCCTCCGGATCCTTCACATCGGTATAGAGCTCGATGTGAACCTCCGTAATCCTGTCATAGACCTTCCCATCCGCGGAGAAGTTATGGCTTCCCGGCATCAGGTAGGTAATGAAGGGAGGGTCCGGAGATTCCCCTTCTGCAAAGTGATCATAGGCAGAAGGAAACGGGATCTCAGCCATCATGCGTAAAAGTTCATCCATTAGAAAGCCCCTTTCTGATGTCTGCCTCCAGCTGCTGCTCTCCAACTGCCTCAGCCGGTGCGATATGTGGGATCGCCCGGACCCGACCTCCTCCCCGTTTTGCATGGCCATGCTCCAGGAGATGCGCCAGCATGTATCGAGACGGGGAGTAGACAGTGACCTGCAAAGATGTGGAAGACTCCTTCGTCGTTTTGGTTCTCCAAGACGCGGCATACTTGCCAGACTTCCTGGGAGCAGATCCTTTTATCTCGTTTTTTACAGTGTTCCCAGCTTTCTTGACTGCCTTTTTCACTGTGTCTGTTGCGAGCTTGTTATACTCCGTAAGCCCCTCCATGACAGCCTCTGCCAGCTGGTCCACCGATACTCTTCTCCCTGCCATCCCATCACCTCTCCGTCAAATGCGCGTGGAACTTCCTGCTATTCTTCTTAAAGCCCATATCATCCACGTGGTCGATATCGTAGATCCGGTCCATGAGTAGGATACGGTACTTCGTGGAGATCACCACAGCTGTTTCCGAAGAATATCGCACGGTAAAATCCATCCGGTCTTCCTCGGTCGTCGTGCCAGATTCTTTTGTCTCCTCACCGTTCTGGTTTGAAGCTGTGGCCCAACACTTGAAATAGTCTGTCCATGCCGATTTATGGTTGCCGTATTTATCCGTGACCGTCTCATTCTTCTGGATGGTGATCCGGACCCGCATTCCTGCGATATTCATCACACCACCCCTTCCCGTATGGCAAAGAGGATCGACCGCAGTGTCAGTGTCAGCTCATGATGATCCGCTTCCTCTCGATGCTCAAAGAGATATCCGAGAGCATAGAGGATCGCCACTTTCATCGTCTCCCTGATGGGTGTGAGCGCGGTATCTTCCTCATCGGAATTAACAGCCGTCCACTTCTCGTCACTTAACCTCGCCACATCTGCGCACAGTCTTTCAGCAGCAGATAAAAGGATACCGATCATGGCATCCTCATCCGCCGTATCCACCCGGAGGTACCCTTTGGCTTCCTCAAGCGAAATCAGTGCCATGACCGTTCACCCCCTTTCATCACGCTCCGGCACCAGTCCCCAGAGCCATGACCTGCATCGCCTCCGGCAGGATCAGCTTGCCGTCCACGCGCTGTGTGCCGATGAAACCGACCTGATCGGTGACCGCATACAGCTCGTTCAGGCGCTTAAGGGTCCTGTTCTGGCGGTCCGCAATCCAGTAGTAGGAGAAGTCTCCGAACAGGAGGACCTTCTTCCCCTTATCCTGTGTTGCCGTACCGGTGATCGCCG